TGGAACGCCACGCCAAGTGCCTAGCGGAGCAAGCGCCATGAAGTCATTGCTGACGGCCTGGGTGATCGTGATCGCTTGCTATGGCGTGCTGTGGTTCCTAGACCGGCGAGCGAAGCGGAAGGCCGAAGCGGAAGACTTCAGGTGGGGCGGCACCGATTAACGATTTGGAGATTCAACAATGCATTACCGCAACGGCCGCGAGGCCAAGAACGGCGACAAGATTGTCAAGCTAAACCCGTACACCGGCAAAATCGAAGCCTTCGGTGTTCTGCATAGCGCGACGCCCGGCAACGACTACTGCAACGGCAACATCGCGACGATCCAGCATGCCGCCGAAGGCGCCTGTATGGTCGACTGCCTGCACGTCGACGACGTGGCGGAACTGCTGGCCACGCACGGCTTGGACAAGCGTCCTGCCGGCAAGTAAGCCCAGATGACCCCTGACAAGCGCGCCACGCTGCTGACCGTCTTCAAGTGGCTAATCGCGGCGGCCCTGTTGGTGGGCGGATACATCACGGCGCCGGATTGGCTGGCAGCAGTAATTCACTGAGTTCTGCTTGCGGCGGCGCGGTGTGGCTCCGCGCCATAGGTGAAGCCTTGAGGGGCGTGCCGGTTCGAGTCCGGCCCCAAGCATCAATTTGAGGGGCGCAACGTGATTTGGTAGGAAATTCGCGCCTAGGGGTGGAAGTACGCCTGTCTGCTGTCTGCCGTGCTGGCGGTCGCGGCCGTGCTTGGGTGCGTGTTTCTTCGTACACAAAGGACCGTTGCTGATCTTCGTGCCGATGCCGCCGAGCAGAGAGCGCAAAGCATCGCGACAGAGCTTCGGAATGCCCAGGCCGCGTTGAAGGCCGAGCACGACCAGGCACAGCGGCAGGCGGAGATAGCCGCGCAGTACGAAAGGGACAAGGCCAATGCACAAGTTGCTTCGGATCGCGTTGCTGCTGACCTTCGCACTGGCCGTGAGCGGTTTCGGCGCCTGTGGGCAGAGTGTTCGTCCAGATCGGCCGACGTGCCCGGTCCTGCCGCCGCCTCCGGCAAGCCTGATGGTGAAGCCGACGACCGAGCAGAAAGTGCGGGCCGAATTGTTCGCGCAGCCGCAGAGTGCGACGCCCAAGTCCGCGGGCTCCAGGCCCTGATCCGTGCTGACCGCCAGTGAGCTACAGCTGGCCCCCTTTGTTCTACCGATTCGAACGCATGTCCTTTGACTACACAGAAAGCCCCGATTGGTACTGGAAGGGCCTCTAAGACTACTGGGGCGTCGTCTAGTGGTAAGGCACGCGGCCCTAACCCGCAGGTCGAAGGTTCGATTCCTTCCGCCCCCGCCACCTACATAGACGACGCAACCGGCGTCGAAGTGCCCGAAGCCTACTGGCCCGGGGATCCTTTGGAGAATGCGTGATGCCCTTCGGACTTGATACCTCGCGGCCTGACACCGGGCATCCGATCGGCGATCGCCTGCTGCCAGGCACAAGCTGGGGTCAGCGGCTGTTCAATCTGGCGGCGCGCGGTGGCGCGTCATTTCTCGGGGGGCCTGGGCTCGCCCATGCGGTGTAGAGAGGGCTGAACGCCTGGGACAACCGCCACAACCACAGCATGGATCAGTACGCGACCGGCAACGTGCAGTTCCCGGGCTACCAAGCGCCTGGCCTGCCGCCGCTCAACGCGCCGGACTTCAACATCCACACAGGCGATCCGAGCAGCTACTACAACCCGGCGCCTTCGACATCGGGCGGCGCCAACTGGCAGAACGGCTACGGTGCAGGCGGCGGCTATTCGCAGGGTGGCGGCGGCTACGGCGGCGGTGACTCCATGACGCCGAGCATGACCACGCTCAATCCGGGGCCGAGCTACACGCCGCCGGATTGGTCGACGTACCTCAACGCGCCGGACCTGACGATCAAGACGGACAACGGCGGCGGCAACCCGAACGGCGGCGGCCAGAACGTCGGCCAGCACATGGGCGGCGGCAGCACGTCCCCCACCGGCCACACGACCAACGGCGGTGGCGGCATGTATACCAGCGGCACCCTCGGTGGCGGCTCGGTCGTCGATCCGAGTGCCTGGGGCATGTTCGGCATCGGCGGATCCGACGCGGGCGACACCGCCTCGATCAAGGCGCGCACATCCACCGGCATGGGCGAGAGCGGCGGCGGTTTCGGCACGATGGCTTCGTTTCTCGCTGGCCGTCGTGTACCGCGCGGCGTCATTCCGCCTCGCACGGGTGGCGGCGGGCAGATCAGCGGATGAGCAACGGTGGCAAGGGTGACGACCGTCGCCCGCAATTCGCAGATGACGCGATCGTGACGGCCAATTGGGCGCGCATCGCCGGTCATGCAGACGGTTGCACGGTGACAAGAGAGTGGAAGCCCGGCATGGCGTGCTGTGTCGGCCGCAACGGGGCCAAGTCGGAAGACAGCCCCTCAGTCGAGGGTCAAGCCTGAGGGCAGCCCATCGCAAACTGAGATGAAGTGTTATGGCGAAGGGGACGAAGACGGGCGGAGGCTCGCGCAAGGGCATCCCGAATAAGGCCACGGCCGAGTTCCGCGACACGGTACGCAAGCTGTTGGAGGACAACGCGGCGAACGTCGGGCGCTGGCTCACGCTGGTGGCAGAAGGCGACGGCACGGACAACGGCAAGCCCGATCCGGCCAAGGCCCTCGACCTGCTGTCCAAGCTCGCCGAGTTCGCGGCGCCCAAGCTCAACCGCACCGAGCATGCAGGCGATCCGAACGCGCCGCTGAAAACCTCGCTGGACGTGCGCTTTGTCGATTGAGCTGCCCGGCAAGCTGCGCGGGCTGTTCAAGCCGCACCGCTACAAGGTCGCGTACGGCGGCCGCGGTGGTGGCAAGTCGTGGGCCTTCGCGCGGGCGCTGCTGATCCTGGGATCGAAGCAGCCGCTGCGCATCCTGTGTACCCGTGAGGTGCAGAAGTCGATCCGCGACTCGGTCCACAAGCTGCTGAGCGACCAGGTGCAGGCACTAGGCCTCGGCGAGTTCTACGAAGTGCAGCAGACGACGCTGAAGGGCAAGAACGGCACCGAGTTCCTGTTCTCGGGCCTGTCGGATCAGACGGCCGAGAGCATCAAGTCATACGAATCCATCGACCTGTGCTGGGTCGAAGAGGCGCAGGCGGTCACCAAACGCAGCTGGGACATCCTGATCCCGACGATCCGCAAGGGCGGGTCGGAAATCTGGATCACGTTCAACCCGGAATTGGATACGGACGAGACCTACGTCCGCTTCGTGGCCAACCCGCCGCCCGATGCCTTGGTCGTGCGGATGAACTACAGCGACAACCCGTGGCATGGCGACGTGCTCGAGAAGGAGCGCGAGCACGCGAAGGCCACGATGTTGACGGCCGACTACGAGAACATCTGGGAAGGCAAGTGCAAGCCCGCGGTCACGGGCGCGATCTATGCGGGCGAGGTGGCCGAGGCCATCACCGCCAACCGGATCGGCGGGAATGTGCCCTACGAGCCGGCGCTGAAGGTCCATGTGATCTTCGACCTGGGCTGGAACGACAAGATGGCGCTAATCCTCGCCCAGAAGCAGGCGAGCGAGCTGCGGGTGATCGGCTACATCGAGGACTCACAGAAGACGCTGGATTGGTACAGCGCCGAACTGAAGGCCAAGCGCTGGAATTGGGGCACGCTGTACCTGCCGCACGACGGCGAGCACAAGGACTACAAGACCGGCAAGTCCGCGCAGGAGATCCTGCAGTCGCTGGGCTGGACGGTGGACATCGTGCCGAACGCGCAAGTGGAGCAGGGCATCCGCGTCGCACGCATGGCGTTCCCGCGGGTGTGGTTCGACAAGGGCTGCGATCGGCTGGTGCAGTGCCTGCGTCGCTATCGGCGCGGCGTCCCCACGACGACGGGCGAGCCGGGCAACCCGGTGCATGACGAATGGAGCCACGGCGCGGATGCGTTCCGGTATCTGTGCCTTGTGGCGGACCGCATGAGCAACGAGAGCTACGGCGGCAAGCTCACCTATCCAAGCCTGGGGATCGCGTGAAGCACGTTTTCCCGGTGAAAAACATGTGGTTTAGCGAGTTCGGCACCGTGCAGCTTTCCGGCGCGTTCGTAGCGCAGGCCGAGACACGCTGGCCGGACCCCCGTCGCAATCTCAATCCGGGGTCGCCGCACTGGGCTGACTTCGTACAGGATGCGATCGACCGCCTCATGCTGCACGCGCAGGACACGCACCACCGCGTGCGCCTCCTGAAATCCCTCGACGCTCTCAAACCCTACGGGCTGCCCGCGTGACCTAGATCGACACCATCGAAGCAGACGACGACCTGCAGCCCATCGCGGGCATGCAGGAAGCCGAACTGCTGGCGATCATCGAGCAGGAGGCCCGCCAGGCCATCGGCGCGGACGACATCACGGCGCTGGAGCGCGCCAAGATGCTGTCGGCGTATATGGGCGAGGCGAAGAACGAACTGGCGCCGCCGGAGATCGAGGGCCGCTCGCGCGTCGTGTCCAAGGATCTGATGGACACGGTCGAATGGGCTATGCCGAGCCTGATGCGGATGTTCGCGGGCTCGGACGATGTCATCAAGTTCGAACCGGAGACGGAGAAGGACGAGCAGGCGGTCAAGGACGCGACCGACTACGTGTCCTACCTGTTCTGGCGCAAGAACCCGGGCTTCCGGACGCTCCACGACGCCATCAAGAACGCGCTGATCCAGCGCCAGGCGGTCGTCAAGGTCTACTGCGACGAGACGTGGGACGAGCGCGAGGAGCATTACGAAGGGCTGACCGACCTCGACATTCAGGCGCTGCAGGGCGACCCGGCCGTCGAGATCGTGGCGCAGGCCGAGATGGGCATGGCCTCGGACCCGGCCAACCCGCAGCCGCAGCCGCTGTACGCGGTCACGGCCCGGCGCCGCGAGAGCCGCAAGCAGGAGCGCGTGGTCGGCGTCCCGCCCGAGGAAATCCGCTTCAACAAGTCGGCGCGCACGATCGAGGAGGCCCGCTTCGTCCAGCACCGGACGATGAAGACCGTCTCGGACTTGCGTTCGCTCGGCTACGACGAAGACAAGATCCAGCGCCTGCCGACCGAGAACAGCGACAAGCAGTGGGACCGGCAGCAGACCGAGCGCGGCCAGTACGACAACACACTGAGTGACGCGGCGCAGGCCCGACTCGACGATGCGCTGCGCGAGATCGAGCTGTGCACCACGCACCTGAAGGTGGATTACGACGGGGATGGTGTTGCCGAGTTCCGCCGGGTCGTGCATGCCGGCGGCGTCATCTTCGAAAACGAGGTGACGGACGACCACGATTACGCGCTGTTCTGCCCGATCCTGATGCCGTTCAAGGCCGTGGGCCTCGGGCTGTGGGACTTGTGCGAGGACTTGCAGCGCATCCGCACGG